GTTCTATTAAGCAGGGTATCGCATACGTGCAAGACCAACGTGTTTCCCTTACAAAGAAGAGCACAAATTTACTCAAGGAATATCGAAACTACTTATGGAAATCCGACAGAGACGGCAAAATAATAAATGAGCCAGAAGGAGGTAATGACCACCTATTAGATGCACTACGTTACGCCCTGGAGAACTACACGTACGCCCGTGAGAACCAAGCGGGGATAGTAAATGTCAGCCCAGAGGCTAAACAACAGAAATCATTCATGGTAAATGAAGATGGAATGGCAGACGCTTTCCATATAAACTTAGAGGAAATAATTAAACGCGTTACCAAAGAACAACGCGAGAATGGAGATTGGTTTTGAACATTTTAATGATATTCCACTCACGGCTTTTTCCACAGCCAGTAGAACGGCCACAGAAATTTAAATGTGGATGTGGTAGAACTTTATTTAGAGCGAACTCACACGAAATTACTATTTCAAACGATATTGGACTTGGATGGGAAACTTATTTACCTTCACAAAGGTACTTAGAACTAGTATGTCATTCTTGTAAGAACAAGTATAAGATTTTATTTCAGTGAATTTTTCTTGAGGTGGATTTAATTTCATTTTGAAATTTGTGTGTTATAATGGGGGTAGGCAATTAATCGGAGGCCCTCGCTTGAGGGTTTTTTTATGGTAACAGTACAAGACTTAATAAAAGACCAAATGAAAGACCAATTTACTAAAAAGAAGGTCGTTCGAAAAAAAACTAGAAGCGATAAAGGCAAAGCACATACTCGAAAAGGTGTGCAAGAATATAATTTGGAACAAGGTCCTTACACAGTAAAGTATGGCAAATAATTGGGATTATCAACAAAGTGCTCCACCGTTTGCGGATACCAAAGTAGACCGCCTTGCTGACGTACCTACTGGTCGTATAGACTCCTTACCTCCTCTTTCTATCGATATTCCTGATAGTCAAATTATTAAGAACTTAGACAATCGAATAGATGACTCTGTAGGATATTGGGATGACCCATCTGGTTTTAATTTAAAACACTCACGTAATGACGCTTTACGATTTTATTTGGGTAAACAAAACGATGTACGCTCCTTATACAGATTCCAGACTCCATACGTAGAAAATCAAATATACATAGCAGAACAAGCTATCACTGCGTACCTTACAGCTAATACTCCAACTCCAGAAGTTTCTCCAGCTCAAAACTCTCCACAAGCTAGACAATTCGCTCTTGATTTAGAACGTGTACTTGTAGCTCACTCACAGAAGGTTGAATTACAACGATTACTTGAATCTTCTGTTAAAAATGCACTTAACAAGCGACTAGGACTTATTTACTTTCAGTTCGACCCTAACTACGGTAAGAACGGTGAAATCATTCCTGTTGCACTTAATCCAGAAGAAGTTGTTATCGACAAAAATGCAAAGATGGGTGAAGACCCAGACTTTATTTGTCGAATGGTTAAAATGTCTGTTAATGAGATTTGTAATAGGTGGCCAGAAAAGAAAAACCGCATTTATGAAGAAGCTGGTATTGTGCGTGGCACCTCTAAACAACTAGAACAAATTATGGTTGTACGAGAAGTATGGGTTACTTACTACGACAAGGCATATGAACCACATCAAGCTCTTGTATATTATTTTGGTAACTTAGTACTTGAAAAATGCAGAAACCCACACTACGTATACTCACGAACTGAAAAAAACTTTTTAGACCTTCCTAAGAAACCTTTTATTCCGTTAAACTTTGATAACGATGGACAGCACTGGATTGATTACACCTCCGCAGTAGAACAAGCTTCTAAAGTCCAAGTAGTTCTAAACAAACGTGGTCGACAATTAATGGAAGTAGCCGACAAAGCAAACGGTATTATGGTAATTGACACAAAGTCCGGAATGACTAAAGACGATGTACAAGACCTTACTGATGACCCTAATCAAAGAATTGTTATTTCACCACCACCCGGAATAAGAGCTCAAGATGTTATATTTAGATTACCACCTCCAGAGATTCCACAGTTCCTTATGCAGGATAAGATAGACCAACGAACTACTATTCACGCTATTATGGGAACTCCTTCAGAATTTACAGGTTCCAACGATGGAGATAACGGACAAGAGACTCTTGGTCAATCTATGATGAAGAAGAATCAAGCTTCTGGTAGACAAGACCTTTACGTACGCTCCATAGACCGTTTTATGAACGCTTACTTCCAATACTTGGTACAAATGATGGTTGTATGGTACACGGACCGTCATTTCTTTGTACATAATGGCGGAGACGGTGAATTTGATTACATTACAATACACAGAGACCTTGTAGACAAAGGAATGGTAGTAAACGTTAAAGGTGGAACCTCACTTGCGTTTGATAACCACCGACAAGAAGCAGTCGTATTGCAACTTCTTAAGATGGGAGCATCTATTTCATTACTTGACGCTTATAAATTGCTTCACTTACAGAATCCACAGAAGCTTTACGATAACTGGGCTAAACAAAAGACTAATCCTATGGCTCTTGCACGTGATGGACTTGATGAAATTGATGAAGGACACGCTTACGTTGCTTATATCGAAATTATGAACGGTAAAACACCTATGCAACCAGAACACATAACTAAAGAGTACGTGCTTTCACTACGAAAAATGATGATAAGAGACGAATTTATTCGAGCAGACAAAAAGAAACAGCAGAAATTTCTTGATTTTGTAGAAAAAGCACTAAATCAACTAGAAGTTACTATGACTTTAGACGAAATGAGCAATGAAAACGTTATGAATTTAAATCCAAAGGTACCTTTACAGCCTTTGAACGCACTTTCTCAGCCACCAATGCCTCAGCAACCACCTCAGGGACCCATGGGAATGCCTCCGGGTATGCCACAAGGAATGCCACAGCCAGGAATGATGCCACCTATGGGTGGAATGCCTGGTCCAGTAATGCCAGGTGGTATGCCAGGAGCTAATACTCCAGGACCATCTCAGTCTATGATTAATGGTTCTATATTCTCAGGAACAAACCTGCCAAATCCTTCAAACCCACAGGTTCCTAACACTGGAAACCCTAGCGTTTTGCCTCCTTTGTGATACAATACAAATTAAGGAGGAATTATGGCTAATGACATAAATGTTCCGGGGTTTACAGCAACTCCAGAACTACAAGCTAAGTTAGATAGTCTTGATGACAATCTAGACCCAGTAACTAAAGATTTAAAAGAGGGAACAAAAGATGAACCTAGAGAGGATGAAACGGCTTCAGAAGAAGAAGATGAAGCAGTTGAAGCAGTTGAAGAAACAGAAGAAGGAAATGAATCTGAAGAAACAGCAGAGGATTCAGAAGATAGCGATGATAAAGAGACTGATGAAGCAGAAGGTTACACTATAGATGAAGGTGATGAGGAGGAAAAATCTGAAGCAGAACCAACTACATCTACCCAAGCTAATCCAAATCAACTAACAGCAGAACAACAATACGTACTAGACAATATAGGCACATTTAAAGTACGTGGAACTGTTCCAGGAAGCGACAAAGTAGAAGCGTTTGACATTTACACTATTGAGCAATTACCAGCAGGATTTAAGTACGAATCTGAAACTGAACTTGCTCTAGCGATGAAACGCGATAATTACAATGAGCAACGAGCGGAGAATCTATTAAATGATTTCCGTGGACAAGAAACTCGAAAAGCTGCAGCTGAATTTAAAGTACGAGAAGACAATGCAGACCGACAAGATATTGGAAACTTACAAAGAGAAGGTGAACTACCTCGATTTACTAAAGAGCCAAATGCAAAAGACTTTGATTCTGACCCAGCAGTTGAGTTAGTAAACAACATACTTAAATTTAAAGAAGACCAGAACCAAAAATACCTAGAAGAATACAATGCAGGTAGACCATATAAACACATTGGATTTGAAGAAGCGTTTAGAATGTACAAATATCAGAACCCTGATAAAATGGATGTAGAGCTAAAGAAAGAAGACGAAGCGCGAAAGAGTTTGGCTAAGCGAACAACTAAAGCCAAAGGAACAAGTTCACAAGAACCACAAAAGCAACGTACAGTAATGAGAAGTAGTAGAGATTTAGATAATTTAATAGAAAGCCTTGATTGGTAGGAGGACATTATGCACAATTGGTGGATAGCAGCACTAGAAGAATTCGGTTTAATTAACAGAGATGAAGCAGAACACATCTCAGAACAAATTAGACTATCAATTCACAAAGATAGATACAAAGAAACTTACGAAGAATTACACGCTATTCTAAGTAAAAAGAAACTTGAAAGTCAGCACATAATGGATGATTTACACAACGAAATCTTGCACATTAGAAGTGAGATTGACAAGCTCAAGGACAAAGAGCCACTTAAAAAAATAGTTGCAAGTAAAAAGTAATTGTTTTATACTGTAAATATTCAGGCGAACAAGAAAAGCCCTCCTCGTGAGGGTTTTTTAATTCACCCGAACTATTAAATAAAATAAGGAGATAATATGGCCGGAATGGTATTCACCGATAGAGTAGCAGA